GAACATCTCACCAAATGGAATGCTCTTGTAGCGCAGCCCTACCGTGCCATCTATCCAGTCATACTGGTCGATGAAATTGAGGCCATTCCCGAACGCGCCCAGTGATTGGAACACGTTTTGGTTTTGCGAGGCGAAGTTCGCGGTGGGCGCGTAGCGCATCTTGAACAGGATGCGGGTGAGCTGCTCAAAATAGAGGCGCACGCCGCGCTGCTTCATCACGTAGTCATTGTTGGCTTCGAGAAAGTGCCACGTCATGTTGCGTGGGGTGAGCAGGCTGTCGAGGATCGCAGCGAAACGGCTGAGCGCCATCATCGCGCTCGCATCAACCTGCCTGTCCGTCTTCTTCATGCCCGGGAAATTATAAGACCCAACGTAAAATGTATTACGGGACGTTGGCAAAACTAGTTCGGCTACTTCCTCACATTGCTGCGAAAACGTGGCCTTATAAGTTTGCAGTTCCGAGAACTCTCGCTTGCTCTCCTCAAAGATCGTTTCATTGTAGCTCATCAGCGCGATGAACCGAGCATTGCCACGTTGCCGTACTTCGCCCTGTACCTGCTGAAGCCCTTGTAGCGCTGTGCGGCGCTCAACGAGTTATCCAGGGAGTTGATGCGATCCTCATCGAAGCGCTCGGCATCGCTGATGCCTCCGCTATAGCCCCCACCATCGCCACCGCCGCCTGCCGAGCGAGAGAGCAACGCGCCTGCCGCACCACCCATCGCTTGAGGGGCGAGAGCTTGCCTGCCCGCACGCTGTTGCACCGCGTTGGTGCCAGGTTGGCCGCTCAGCCCTAAGCTCGCAGCCGCACCCAGCATGGAATTGAGGAAGCCAGGGCGATCCTGCTCAGCGCCCGTGGGCACGGTGGCGGGCTTGCGCTTCTTGGTGGTGTTGCTGAACAGTGATTGCGCTGCGGCGCTGAACTCGTTGAGCATGGGCTATCCCCTAACTCGGCTGCAAACCCCGCTTCGCGGGAGAAATTTAATCCAGCAACCCCGCTTTCGCGGGGCGCTGGGGGCGGCACTCTCTTACCTGAGCTACACGCGAGGCTTTTTGGCCTGCGCATGGCGGGGCTTCTCACCCACGCGACCACCGCCTAATTGCCCTATAACACATCCCCGCTGCGCGGGGGTAGCTGCGCTAGAATAAATCCGTCCCCTGCAAGTCTGTGTTGAGAGCCATCTTGAGCTGTTGCATCTCAGGGCTGTTGCGCAGCGGCCTGCCGCTCACCGTGGCGAACCTCAGTCCCATGATGAGGATGCGCGTGGCGCTCATCAGGTCATCGTTCATCTTGACGATCTGGCCGTCCTTACGGTGGTAGGTGCGGAATTCCTCAAACCAATCCGTGAGGTGCGCTGCCACCTTCAGCCTGCCCGTGCTGAAGCGCTCACGCATGGCTTCTATGCCAACCTCAGTGCTGATGTTCCCATCGGGCCACTGCGCGTGGTCGTGCATCATGCGCACGCCCTCATCCCTGTAGAGCTTCGAGAGGGCGATACCTGAACCTTTATCTCTAACTGCACCATCGCGGGGATAGGCTACGATGATGTCCCCGAAGGGGCGCATGGCGCGTGCGTGGTCGAGGGGGCGGCAATCCCTCATGCGGAAGGCGTGCAGCAGATGAACCACATCAGCGTCACGGTCCCACGCACCCAGCACAGCGGCGAATGGATGGCCTATACCGAAATCCACACCCCACAGCTTCGGCCAATGGTTTGGCACGCTGAGCACGCGGGGCTCGGCAATCATCTCCTCGGCTATGTCGAATACGAGGCCCTCACCGAACAGGGGCACGCCGTATGCCTTCGCCTTGCGCATATGCGCAGGGTAGTTGGCGATGATCTCCGCACGGCGCTCGGGCGTCATCGGTACATCGTCAATGGTCATGGTGAGCATCACCCGCTGTGGGCTGTCCTCATCCATGAACCTGCGTACCATCGGTGTCTTACCTTGGAGTGGTGTGAAGGTAGTCCACCCCATGCCGTTGGTCGCAGTGATGCGCGTGATACACTCTATGTAGATTTCGAGATCAGGCTCCTCATCGCACCAGAACCAATCCAATGTTTCGCCTTGGAACTTCGCTCTGCCCTGCTCGTAGCTCTTGAACCTGCCCACGCTGGTGCCGCCACTCACATGGCGCACCTGAATAGTATCGAACGCATCGGTGATGCCGCGTGCGAGAGATGGTCTGTCTACGAACAATCCCTTGGGGATCATCCCTGAGCCAAATGCGCTATCCACTCCAGGCTCACCACAGAGCTTGCGCTGCGACACATCACGCACGAGCAGTGATGTCTCACCAGCGAGCCACCCACGAGTGGGGCGATCCCAGCGCTTGCCTGTCCACCACTCAGGGTACAGCCCTGTCATGTGACACGCAGCCTCGAATGCACCGGCTTCGGTTTTGCCGAGCTGGTTGCCAGCGAAGAACATGCGCTCGGTGTATTTGTTGCCGAGAGAGAAGAACTCAAGCTGCTTGGGGTAGGGCTTCCAGAACTGCGCCGCACTGAAGGTGCGTATGTCGTCTATCTTCGCGAGGGCCTTCGCGGCCTTGAGCAAGCGTGCGCGCTCAGTCATGCGCTATCACACCTCCCCGCTTCGCGGGTTCCTGCAGTCACAGTGGAAAGCGCTCACCACGAACAGGATGAACTCGATCCAACACTTAGCCACGCTGCTTGGCTTCCCTGAATGCCTCAGCTATCCGCCACTTCATCGGGAGGAATAATCTCCGCCTCACTTCGCGGTTGCTCATTCTCAGCCTCAGTAACTGCATCAGCTTGTGCCACATTGTGCTTACCTCTCTTATTGCGCTCATCCCGCTTCGCGGGAGGAGTGATGTCCACAGCATCTGATCCCAGCAGCAACTTTGGGTCAAGCCTGTGCTTCAGTGCAGTAGCTCTAATATACTCGATCAACTCAGCATCGGTGCGCTTGTCCTCCACCGTGATCGCTTGGCCCGTCACACGGATGAAGCCCCTACGGTCCATGAGATCAGCGGCAGCCTTCTGGCGATCCTTGTGTGTGGGTGAGGCTGCTATCTCGATCATGGCGTGGATTGCTACGATAGCACCACGATCCAAAGTGAGGAGCGCCTCCTCTTTCATGGCCTCCATCACTTTGGGATTTTTCATCAAGCGATGGCCCGCGACCTTCGCGGCGCTACCACCACCATAATAGCCTGCAGCTTCCGCTGCTCTCGCTACACTCTTGCCACCTATCTGGAAGTACGCGAGCACGAACTTCTGTTGCTGCTCCGTCAACTCAGACATCGCAGGACCGAAGTTCGCATCCTCGGGAATTACCACCTGATAGCGCTTCGCCACAGGAGGATGGCCGTTCTCAACTCGCATTTGCTAACCGAGTAACATTTGTCGGGCGCAATTCATGAGGGAAGCCGCCCAAATTTTCAAGTCGTTCACGATTTAGACGCTAACTACACCAATTCACGGAGAAGGCCGCTAAAATTCTGAAGTCGCTTGCTCGCATGTGAGAGAGAACGCGAAAGGGGAGTTGTAGCCACCACCTACGGAGAGATCGCGATAGGCGGGTGCCGCCATGGGGTACCCCGGTCTATTCCTATAAATTGATATTGATTAATACAATCATATAGTTAGCTATAAGCTGATAGTATAGGCTGACTGCCATCCTAGATATGCCTATGTTTACAGCGCACACATTGAATGTTGACAGTGTAATCATGGTTAGCGTGCAACATGCGTGTATTACCTGACTAATCTAGTAGAGTATTGACCTAGCATCCTGGATCGAGTAGGGCAGCATCAGCTCGCCATGCTCGACCGTGGTTGAGCTACAAGCCTCACTTGCTGTAGCGCCTCCTCCCTTCCTGGGTAATGCCGGGAAGGTGAGGAGCTATCGCGCGTGCTCAAGCCAGCTCAAGGTAGGGGATTGGTTCACCTTATTCGCGCATTGGCTATTGTGTACTCTCGCATACTATATTAGATTGTGCGTTGCTAAGTGAGGAGCGCAAGCCAAATGACACAACGCGATACTATCTACCGGGACAAGGCTAATGGCACGATAGAGCATTTCACTTATGCTGAGGGCCGCAAGATATTCGTGTCCCGTGCTTGGTCTGAGGATCAAGTAGCACGCGGGTATGCACGCTACATTGATCTATGGAAGTCGGCGGAACAGCAATCGCGATAGCACTATGCGGTACAGCGCATTCGCAAGAGTGAGCTGTTACGTGGAGTGCAACGCAACTGAGTGAGGGAATATCATGGCACGCAAGGTAAACAGGATTGCATCCTACCGCACGATGCAAGGCGCGGAACGGTACGCGCGTGATCTACGTGTCGTGTGGCCTATGTATCAATTCGAGCCTACACAGCATCCGTATGATTTCACTTGGACCGTAGTGCTCAAGTGTGGATTTAACTTCGCTGGTAGAGCCTACGTGCTACGTCGCCCACGTGGTGGCGTGCAACAGCTTGGATACACCGGGCACTGATCGCAGTCTAAGCCTAGCGCGCAATGCTAGGCTTATGCGGCGATTGTGCCGAAATGCAATGTGAGGGCTTGCTATGGGTTACAGGATTACGCCAAGGCGATTGCAGACACGTTTCAAGACGCTCGCTCGATTATTCATGGGTTGGGATATCGCGGGACCGGCGTGAACGCGCGAAGGCAATCGCAATGTTGCCAAGATCGGATATACCTTCTTGGAACATGACTCTGTCTACGGATGGAGTATCAACCAGCTCATGAACGAAGGTGGTGGTGAGCGTAGACTTAAGGAGAGTTGTTCAGCGGCGCATATGGACGAATGGCTAAGTGGAGCGATCTATGCCGCCAGCGAGTTGCAGCGTGCGATGAAACAGCGAGCCGCCTAACCCGCGAAGCGGGTATCTGCGTATCAGCGTTAAGCATTACCGCGCCCATGCGGAACGTGGAGTGATGCGAGTGAGGGTTGAGAACATGCCTATCAGGCCGACGATCTATGAGACCTTGCGCGTCAAATTAGGGCGCGAGCCCACGAACGCGGAATTGAAGGCTGATGTAAAACGTATCCTTCAAGATGGCCTAATCGAAATGGCGGAACGCGGGAAACTTTCGCATCAACGCCGCAAGCATTTGGCATAACGCCAATTCCGGCACGGCGGAACCGTGCATCTGCTGAGCCCTAGCTAGGGCAAAGGATGGTCACTCGGAACCTAACGAAGGTTCGTCTATTCTGGTGCAATACCCCTTAAGCACCCCAATGGGC